CAAAAAGACATTTTTTTTGGGATATTAAGATTTCCTAGGATAGAAATCAAATTATTAGATAATTTTTGTATATATTTTAAATATGTCTTAAAAAAATGTCTTTTTGTCTAAATATATTAAGCTTTTCATTTTTACATCGACAAATTTAGATATTTTTAGACATTTTGGGTATTTTTTTAGACATTTTTAAAATATTTTAGACAGAATTGTATTATGATCCTATTTTTAGACCTAAATATATGCAAAATTATCATATCGTCGTGGAGTGTTACCAAGTAATTCACTATATTGATACAAATCATTACCTCTATAATCTGGTTTAAAGGGAAGTTCTTTAATTGGTTCTTTCTTATCCTCTTTTTTATCCTCATCATTACCTTTATGAGCATTGTTTCTACACATGTATTTGACTAGAAAGAAAAATAATATAAACAATATTATAAGTACTATAAAAGTAAATATACATATTTTGATCATCATTTTGTTACCAATTTCATTACCAACTTCCTTGCCTATAACGCTGAACGCATTATATGCAATGGGATCCATCGCGAAAGGATTTTCCATTACTATCTATTATATCATTACATAATTGTTTATTGTTCTATAAATAATAAACAAATATACACTATTAGATAGTTTTTACCATCCAAATTCTTTCATAAACTCATTAATATCTTCTATTGACTTGCATTCTTCTAGTTCAATCCAATATATTGGTGTTTCTGGATCAATTTCTTCGTTTTCCTCTTCTTGTTTATCAAGATATTCTATTAGATCATTCTCTGCTCTGTTTCTCAATGATTCAAGTTTTTTCTGTTCTTTTTTCAAGAGTTTTTTACTCACACTAAATTTACCATACATTAATATATAATACTATAAAATACTATATATTAATTATCTTTATATCATTTTATATTAATTTATATTATTTTGATAAATTTTCCACGTATTTATAATAATCATTAAATGTTCCTGATCTTACCGATTGATATTTGTTACGAACAGATTGTTGTTGTTCTTCAGTAGTTTTATCCCATTCATCAACCATAATATTTCTAAAATTGGTTTTTGGTGCGACTATTTCTAATTTTTTTTTGTATGAATTAGCTTCTCTTTTGAATTTAGCAATATCACTCAACATAAGATTTTTAAGATCCTTTTCTATGAGTAGTTGTTCTTCCAATTCTGTAACGGTTAATATTTTTTCCCTAGTCGTTATAAAAGCTTTTTCAAGAGCCATCGCTAATTGATCATATGATACAAAATTTTCATCATCTATATTTTCTAATACTTCTTCAGCATTTCTTTTAATTTTTTTAGCTTTACTTGCCATTATATATACTATATTTACATATAATTATTTATCATTATCATTAATAAAAAAATCAACCATTTCTTTTAGATTATTCTTTTTTTTTAGAGTAGATATTAAGTTATAATTTTGTATAATTTAGGTTGTTTATGGGATTTTTTAGGTTTATTTTCTGTAACAGACATGAACATTGATCCACCATGTTGATCATTATCATCATCAAGAAGATCATCAACATTATCATTATAATTATCGGCCTCATTTAATTCATTTTCATCAGTATTATAATTTCCAGATGATTGATTATCATCATCACTTTCATTATCACTTTCATCACTGACGTCAAAGATAACTTCTTTTTTTGATTTAACAATCTTTGGTGTTTTTTTAACCATTTTTTTGCCTCTTTTTGACTTAGATTTGACTGGTTCTATCTCAGTTTCTGATTCAACTTCCTCATCGGATTCATTATCAGATTCATTATCAGATTCTTCTGATTCACTTGATTCATCTCTAGATTTTGATATTTTTTTGGTTGTTCTATTCAATTCCTCTTTCATCATTTTTCTGGTTTTATAAAAAATTGGTTTACTGATTCCAGCTTTCTTACAAGCTTGAACCACTGTCAAACCACCTTTCAAATAATATGATTCGGCTTTTTCATATAATATTTTATTTCGTCGGTATCTTAGGTTTTCTAGAACAGACATGTCCTTTATTATACCTAAATAATATTATTTTTATACCAAAACAGATCCTTTATCATATACACATAATTCGGATCCAATCCGATTTTTTACTTTGATAAAAAGGCGAAAAATAATCAAAGTAAAAAGTAAGAAATATTAAATATATGCATAATATAATATTATAATGTCGCATAATTGTCAAAATAGTAATGAACCTGATACAGTGTATTATGATATAGTTATCCCATATAATCCCAATGATTCTGGTTTAAGCCCAGCAACATTCCAAGCACAGTTAACACAACCATTGCTTTATAATCCTGACAAATATTACCTGAGTGTAGTGAGGTTCAGTATTCCGACCCAATATGTACCCTTAATGATACCTGAAATACAACCTTTTCCAAATACTAATGTTAATAATACCATATATTCAGTTACACTAGAGTATAATGGTGTATTTTCATCTCAAACATTTGTACAATATGATGTATCTTTAACTAATCCTAATGATACTCCTCCACCTCCTCCAACAATCAATAATAGGACAGTAGAACCAACAGCCTATTATTATGTTTATAATTTCTCGCCATTTTTACAAATGATCAACAAAGCACTTTCTGATGCTTTTACTGAAATTACTATGCCAGTTGGCGCAGTTGCTCCATATTTTGTATACAGTCCGGTCACACAAAGGATTAGTTTAGTAGCACAGAGGCAATTTTATGATAGAAATTTAGCGCAACCTATTAGAATATATTGTAATGAGGCATTATTCCCATTTTTAGATGGAATACCATTTGGAGGACTTGATTTTAATAGTGTTGATGGGCGTGATATATTATTCAATGTGGAAAATTTAGGTAATAATTTGGTTCAAAATCAGCTAACGGCTCCAGCATATCCTCCTGAATTTATCCAAATGGAACAAGAATATGCTACACTTTCTAACTGGAATGCTATAAAAACTATCCAATTAGTATCCAATCTTTTACCTATTAATAGAGAATTTATCCCATCATTTAGAAATACTAATGTAGGTGTAGTTAATTCACAAGGTATTTTAGCAGACTTTGTACCATTGGTAACACTTGGGCCAGAATCTAGAACCAGTATAGATTATGTTGCAAATGGTCCTTGGAGATTAATAGATATGTTTGGAGGAGTACCTATAACAATGGTTGATTTATCAGTATATTGGACAGATCAAATAGGAAGACGATTTGTGTTAGATGTACCCAGAGGTAGAATAGCAACCTGTAAATTAATATTCATTAAGAAGGATCTGGCAGGTCACACTCTATCTCGGAAATAATAGATAGTTAATGTTTCATCAAAATATAATATAATAATATAGTATATTAAGAATATGTCAAATAGTGCTGTACCTTTAAATGTTGTAGCAATTCAAGAACCCCGTCTTGAACTTAATAATGAAAGAACTTGGGTAGTGGTTAAAGGTGGTCAACAAGTCACCTATTATCCTTTCCCTTCAACTTCTTTCAGCTCTAATCAATTTAATTTCATTTGTAATCCTCCTTCAGCACAAACTGTATTGGATCGATTAGCATTCATTCAAGTTCCTTATGATATCACTTTCAATGTTAATCCTGCTCATGCTGGTGTAACTGACAATCTTTTACAACCTGGTCGTGATGCTTTCCGTGCTTTCCCTATTAGTTCTATTACTAATACTTTAACTGCAACCATTAATGGTTTCCCTGTGAATATTGAATTAGGACAAATTATTCACGCTCTTAGCAGATATCATACTCCTCTTAAACTTAAAAATGGATGGATGTCTATGCAACCTTCTTTTGAAGATAATTATCAATCATATCGTGATGCTGATGCCACTAATAACAATCCTTTAGGTGATTTTACAAGCGCATCTGGTCTTTCTGAGCTTCCAAGAGGATCATATTCCATGAATGTTGTGTCAAATACTCCTACTACTGCTAGAATTACTGGTGTACTTTATGAACAAGTATTCCTTCCTCCATTTATTTGGGATGAACATCAAGCTGGTGGTCTTGCAAATCTAACCAGTTTAACCTTCAATTGGGTACTAAATAATAATCTTGCTAGAATATGGTCTCATTCAGATATTACTAATGATGTTTCTGGAAACAGTACTATTGGTTCAATGAATGTCAGCTTCCAACAACCCTCAATGTATCTTGGATTTGTTACTCCTCGATTAAATATTCCTATTCCTCCCAGAATAACTTATCCTTATTTCAAACTTTCAAGATACACTACACAATTCCAAAATACTCTTGCTCCCAATGCAACCAGTACTTACAAATCTAATATTGTTCAACTTGATTCTATTCCAAGGAAACTTTATGTATTCATGAAACAATCTGATTCAGTGATTTATCAAAATCTCAATAATCAAATTACCACTCCTGATGTATTCCTACAAATCAATTCTCTCAATTTAACTTGGAACAATCAACAGGGTGTTCTTTCTGGAGCATCTGCACAAAATTTATATGACTTCAGTGTTCAAAATGGTTACAACAAGACTTGGACTGAATTTAATGGTCTTACACAACAATTATCAGGAGTCTCTGGATCACCTACCAAAGTAATTGGTCTTGAAGGAGGAATAGTTTGTCTCGAATTAGGTAAAGATGTAGGATTACGTGACGATGAAGCTGAAGGTGTGCTTGGTAATTTCAATTTACAAGTACAAATGACTTGCACTAATACTAATCAATATCTCACAATCGTACCTGATATGTATATTATTGCAGTATATGATGGTACTCTTGTTATCTCTAATACTAGTGCTATGGCATCAATTGGTGTTGCCTCTAAAGAAGAAGTATTAAATGCTCCCATTAATCATAGCATGTCATATCACGAATTACAAACTGTATATGGAGGAGATTTCTTTAGCACATTTAAGAATTTCCTTGGAAAAGCCGCTAATGTAGCCGGAAAGGTAAATAATTTTCTCAAAGATTCAAAAGTAGCTAGTTCTGTGCTAGGAGCTATTCCTCATCCTTATGCTCAAGTTCCTGGACAAATTTTAAGGAATATTGGTTATGGTGAAGGTGGAGTATCTGCTGGTGGTGTTGTTGCTGGATCTGGAAGAAGAAAGAAAGGTGGAGTATTAGTAGGAGGCAGTGAATGTGAAGGTGGAAGATATATGTCCAAAGCTGAATTAAAGAAAGCTTTACGAATGTAAACACTATTAAATATAATATTGGTTAATAATATATTTAATATGAACATCAGAATAAAAGATTATTTCGATCATCCTTTTATTAAATTTGATCCAAGGGAAGTTAAACCAATTGAATCATATACTCAAGAACAAATCAGTAATATCAAATTATTATCTGTTACTTCTGATCCTACACAAATGGCAAGACCTTTTGGATCTGCTACATATCGTATTCAAAAATATCCTGGAGATTTAGATTTACAAGAGGAATTCATTGATTGTTGTTCCATAAATGAGGTTGTTAAAACATTTGCTAAGAGATTACAAAAAATAGTCACCAATATCAAAAAAAATAAGTTACATTATTTTTCAGAGGTAAAAGCTGGGATTGATATTAGATACGATATTGATATTGGCATAATAACTAGTGGAGTGTATATTCCCAGTTTTAATTTGATCCAAAAAATACAATCAATGTATCGAAAAGGATTATTAGATGATGAAGAATACAATACTTTATCTACAGCATTATCAAAACCTAATTTAGATGGTGATGTATATGACGTCGTTCATCATATTTTGAGAGAACGTAAAATATTGAGATGGTCACAAGAAGAGGTGTTATTGGGTACAAAAAGTCTTCCTTTAGGGAAAAAAATAAAGCTATCTGAAGCATTGAAGGCAAAATCACATGTAAAAATAGACATGATATCACTCATTAATAATCAGTTTGTTGAGGTAACTAATTTCTATATTTTGATTTATGTCGATTTGAAGAAAAATACTTTGGAGACTGTTAATTTTAATTTCGATTATCTTGATAACAACATACTTACCAAACAATATGATATGCAAATCAAAGAGGAAGTACAAAAATTGTATTACTCTGATATGTATTACAGTGCTTTCAAGATGGTCAAAAGAATGTGGGCATATTCAAGAGCTTTTAGAAATATGGAAGATGTCAATATATTATTACCTATTGTAAGTGGAAATATATCATTATTGTATCAGATTGTGAGTGAATTATCCACTATTGTGAGACTTTATGAAGTCAGTAAATCAACTCCCGAAACAACAATAGATAAAAGATTAGATTCATTAGCCTATAAATTAGCTGATGTAACAGAAATAGATAAAGAATCATTGATACATATCACAGATATAATTGATAGTTTGAAGAATTATAAAGGAATCAACAAAGCAATCCAAATAAATCAGTTTGTAATTAAACCATTGAAAAGATATATCAATGCTTTAACTATAGATGAATTGGAAGAAATAGGTTTTAATCCTCCTCCTCCTAGATTTTTACCATATCCTTTGAAATATGCTCCTATTGTTAGATATCCTTTTGAGGATGTTGAAAACCCTTTGAAGCAATACTAGAAGTGTTTATTTGTAAAAAAGCCAAAAAACAAATTAAAACAGATCAAAAGACTATTTGTCTAAAATATTTTAAAAATGTCTAAAAAATGTCTAAATTTGTCGATGTAAAAATGAAAAGCTTCATATATTTAGACAAAAAGACATTTTTTAGACATTTTTAAGATATATACAAAAATTATCTAATATTTTGATTTCTATCCTGGAAAATCTTAATATCCCAAAAAAAATGTCTTTTTGTCTAAATTATTAAGCTTTTCATTTTTTACGCCGATATTTTTGACATTTTAGACAAATAATCATCAAAATAATATGTGATCAATATGCTAATTTATAATATTTCTTTCTAAGCTTTCTATATTTTGCCTTTAAATGCTCATATTTATTCTCTAATTTATCCATTGCTTCATTGTGTTTCTTTGATTTCTTGTGATTAGAAGAATTACTTTTGGCATAAACTGCTCCACAAATAGTACATTTCACTTTTTCCTTGTAATATTCCCTTTGTTTTTCCTTATTTGCTTCATAATATTTTTTATGATACTCATTTTTTGATATGTCCATTATATTATAATATATTATTTTATATTAATATAATATTATTTTATATTATTTAGTATTATAGAGTAAATAATATAAAAAATAATTTACTCTATTAAAATGATGAAACAATAATATAGCTAATCTACCTCAATATCTGCTAGTATATCTATTTTTTTAATACCCTTCCAGAACCTAAAAGTGGATCTACCTTCCACTAATTTTAGTTCATCGCGGAGTATATCATTGAATCTGTTTAATGATATATCCTTAAATTCTTTGTGTGAATTTTTAAATTTTTTCATATCAGACACTGGTACTTTATCATTATCTTTACCAGTGATTTCATAGTGCTCTTTAATGGTTTCAATAACAATATCATTTTGTTTTGTTTCAGCAGTCCATTTTTCTTTGACTTCAGGATCAAATTCAGGCATACCATTTTTCAAATAATCTTGGTATGCATCAAGGAAAAGATGTATAAATCCTTTCATGAAATCTTTGGTCTCAAATTTTGATTCAATATTATTATCTTTGAGTTTGTAATAAGGTTTTTTATCGACATCTTCTTCATCAACAAAAACATAAGGAAATTCATTATATACTAATCTATTCATTACAGCTTGATCAAAAGGTTCAATATTAGGAACATCATTGAACATACAAAAAACAGTAAAATTAGGTTTGAAACTTTCTTCTGATTCTTGATGTTCTCTACCTACAATATTATCTCCACCAGATGCAAGTCTTTTTATCATAATACCATCAAGAACAGAACCTTTCATTGGCATTTCATTTGACATTAATATTCTAGTATGTGCAAGTTTATATGCCCATCTAAATTTTGCTGCTTCATCTCTTGAGTCATTCTTTTGATATAATAAATTTGCACCATTAAAATCACCAATATAACCTCCAAAACAATATTGTAACATCATAATTAAATATGATTTGCCAGCATTTGATCTCCCAGGACAAAAATACATTTTTTTGAGTTTAATATCGCCAGCTAATGCACAAGCTAATGCTGTTATCATAGGTTTTGGATTATCAAACAATTTCTTGAATGATAATCGATATGCTTTTTTGACCAAATCTTTGTCATATTTAGGGAATTTGTACGGCACACCACATTTGAAAACTATTTTTGGATCAAATCCCTCAGTAAATGTTCCAGTCTTGAAATTATATATACCATCTTTAAATAAAAGATATCCTAATGACGATTTTGCAGTTCTTTTTAACCAATTATTATCCTCTGATACGTCTTTAACAAAACCTACAACCTTTTCTCTTAATGTATGATCTGTACCATAATTTTTGGTTTTATGAACACCATTTTTATCAGTGGAAATAATAACATTGAGATACATTTGATGTTTTCTCAAATAGCGGAAAAGTATATGATTATTATCATCAAACATACCAGTATTTTCATCAAATATGTATAACTTTTTGTTACAGAATTTGAATTTTTCTGCTCCTTCTAATTCGAACAATTTTTCCTGACAATCACAATCACTGCTAACATAAATACTATGATCTGGTACTTCAAAATCCAATTCATAGTTCATTGGTTTTTCTTCTAGATTAATCTTGTATTCTGTCTTATCATAGACATATTTTTCACAACCTTTCAATAAAACCTTAATATCCTCATCAAAGGAGTTAATCAACATACCATCAAAGCATAATGTACTCACTTTAATTTTTTTGCTAGTGAAATAATCATACATTGCCATTAAACACTTATGTTCTAATCGTTGTGCTAATATGGATAATACTACTGCTAATTTATTCTTACAATCATTATTATCCTTGATTTTCTCATAAAGACTTGTTTCTTTTTTAGCTACTTTTTCAGCTATGTATTCTGCTTCTTCCTTAAATTTTGTGAGGAATTTTAATTTTTTGGTTGGTGTGTAGCTTTCACCATTATCATTAGTCAATTTATATGAACCAAGATAACATAATTTCAAGATCAGTTCTTTTGCCTTGTCTCTTGATATTTTATGGAAACTACTTATGTCTTCGAGTATCTTTTCTCTTCTATTGACATAATCAACTAAATATGGACACAATATGTCTTTTTTTTTACAATATTGTGTAATCAATGTAGGATGTGAGTTTTTCATATCAATATCAGTATTAATTCCATTATTGATAAACCCTCTAATACTCTTTTTGAAGGACTGAAGACTTTGTCCCTTCTCAGCATATACCCTACCAGTATCTTCTAATTTATCTGAATAGTAATATTTCACCTTGACATATCCTATTTCATCTCCCTCTTCACGTTTTGTCTTGAACACTTTCTTGTAGTATGCACTTAATTGTCTCTGAATGTCTTCATCTAAATCTTCTGCTGATAACAATCTCTTCAAGTTTTTCATACTAATTGTTTCTGTCAGTTTAATCACTGGCTTAACCACTTTCTTTTCAATTTTCTTAGTCACTTTCTTCTGTGTCTTACTCATTGTTTACTAGTATATATGGTACTAGATATATTATTTTTATATCATTTTATATTATTATATAGTGAAAAAATATTCAATATTATTTCTATAGTTTGAGCGTAATCTTTCGGCCTTACAATCCAACTTATACCCCCTTTTCTACGCTGTCTCAAAAATTTTGTGATGCGAATATATCCGTATCATAAAATTGTCACATGCTCGTTAATGAGCATGTCATGTAAAAATGTCATCAGCTGATTAATAAGCCGCTGAAAAATACCAATATAATGGGAACTGAACAGCCGAAACTTCGGAAATATGACTGATATTTCCGAACCCTCTCCCTGTTCAGTTCCTACTACAAATCAACTATATCACGTCCTTATCCATATATCATCATACTCTTTCTTATGACCAAATACCATCATATACACATAATTAAACATACTTATTATATTTGACACTAAATACTCAATCGGATTCATCTTCTTCATCTTCACTAACTAACACTTGATTTTTTTTTACAAAGAATGTCGGATATTCATTCTCTAAATATTTGTATTGTTTTTCGGTGATATTACTTATTTTCTTTAATTCTGACATTTGGTTTTGTAAATCAAGCATTTGTTTGTACATCTCATTCATATTATGTAATTCATAGATTTTTCTCATATATATTTGTGTTTGTGATTCATTTTCTTTTTTCAGTTTCTCATTTTCTTTACTGACCTCATTTAATTCCCTTTTCAAATCATTATTTTCTGATTTAATCTCATTCAATTGTCTATGAAACATAATATTATTATCATTCATACTCGTTTGAAGTGATACTCTTAGATCATTTTTGTTCTTATTGGTTTGATCAATCTCTTGATACAATGTATTAATACAAGATTGTAATTTTTGTTTACAATCTTCGGGTAGCTTTACCAATATTTGTGAGATAATATTATTGATTTCCTCTTTATTTGACATCATATTGATAAGGTTATATTTTATATTATTTTTTCAATCAACGGAATATCTCGTAAATGGTACAAACATTCGGCCTTATAAAAATAATATTATGTAATAATATTACAATGGCTAAATTATATAAACTAGAGCTTGATGATTTGTTAAATGAGGACTTAAATGAGGCTGTCAAAATCAAAAAAGGATTTGACAGGAATATTAATTTTATGAAGATTAAGAAAAAATTACTTCGATCATTAAAGGTGAATTGTGCTATTGTCAATGACAAAGAGGAGAGTGATTATAATAAAAGAATATCAACTACTAGAATAATATACATCATCATTGCACTTTTACAACTCAGAAATTGTTCCAGAATATCAGAAGCTGTTGCTGCTATCAAGAAATTCTCTGTCAAAAAAAATCTAAATGAAAGGGTGTTAGTAAAGATAGCTAAATCTGAAAAAAGAATAGTGGATAGGAAAACAAAGGAAGTATATGAAACTAAGCCAAGATATCGTGAAATGATTTTCCCTCTAGCATGGGTTGATAAGAAACTATTCAAAAAAATCATAAAAGATGATCAATGGGCCAAATTCAATAACAATAAAGAACCCAGAAAACGTGTGCTTGACTACCTTTTAAATAATTTTGATTGTAATACTCATTCATTAAGATATGCTGGAATTAATTTTATGTTGAATGAAAAAAAGGTTCCTATGAACATTATCGCTAAATTTGTTGGTCATGTTAATACAGAACAACTTGTTACATATACTCAACATCAAGCATTGGATGATGTTTTTGCTATGGATGTGTAAAAAGGCACCTCGATTATCCGGGGTATGTAGACATTGTCTTATCTTTTTTTATCTTTTTTTATCTTTGTAATTCTGTTGTACAATGTAGGTGTTTTTGCAAAGATAAACATTTTAAATGGTCATCATAGTGATTATCTCGTCTGGCTTGGCTTTATAATATTTACACATCTGATCAATGAAATTTTTGAACTCATATATACTTAAATGCCTCAAAAGTATCCTAATCACACACCATCTACCACACGTTTTAATATCATTTGCTCTCTTTTGGAATTTAAATTCGTTGTAATGTAATTCATACGGACACTCTAACAGGAGTAATGATAGATATGGATAATATTGGTTTGATATTTTTCTGAAATGTAGAGGAATAAATTTGAGGCTATTATCGGGATATCCTCCATAGCTATTGAAAAATTCTATGGTATTTTCATCTCTCTTGAATAAGCAACACCAGTGACCAAAGTTCTTTTTAGCTTCAAACAATAATATACATGCACCATATGGACCTAATACCTCATCAATAGAATTGTAGTTAATCAAATCTGGATACAAAACTATTTGTGCTTTATTATCTAACATACCTAAAATATCGGTATTTGAAAGGGCTACATTTTCATAATGTTTGATAGTTTTCATTTTATTATAATTATATGATAATAAAATAAAATACTTCATACAGTTAGACCATATATGTTATGCTAAATGGATTGAATCCAGAACCTCCAATACCAGTAGTAAATTGACCAAGATTATTGTCTTTGTAAACAACTATTTGACCATTTGATAATAGTGTTATTAATCCAGGATTAACTGGCCTATTTCCATCATCAATCACAAATATTTCAAAATCTACTTGAATATTGGTGGTTGGTCTTAAATCAGCTGGTAATGCTCCAATAGCTGAATTTATTACAGCTGATGATGTTGCATTTGCTTGGAAAGGAGGAAATGTTAGATTGACAAGATTATTTATTTTAGTGTATGCAACATTTTGTACTAATGGTGATGCCCATGGACCTGAAAGAGATAGGGAAAATGATCCAGTTGTCAAAGAAATATTGCTAACTGCTTGAGTAATATCAGAAGCACCATACATTAAATGAGGAGGAGTAAAATTACTATTACTCCAGACTGTATTAGTATTTCCTGTTGGATTTGCTGGAACATTTGTCAGAGTATTAGATTTATTATTAATGTTGTACAGATTTGGTTGTAGTAATGATGATATTGACATATATTATTATAATTAGATTCTAAATATATTTAGTGTAAATCCGCTTGCATTGGGTTGTATTTCCCCTCCTGAATTTGCAAAAGCGATAAAAATATTGTCTGATGGTGTCATATCAATAATACCATTTAGAGATGCACTCATTTGAATTCCAGCTCCTGAATAAATTACTGCCGTATTATAGACAGCTGTTCCACCATTTTTGAATATAGATATGATTAATGATCCATCTAATGTACCGATTGAGGTACCAATATATGTTACAGCAACATAAAATGGAGCAGTTTCCGTGGTGGTGAACACACCGTCGACATAGGAACAATTACCACCTAATGTTTTTGTGGTAAAAGCAACAGTACCAGTTGATACTTCTGGAATTGATGCTTGCGTGCCACCACTTGTTTCATATGTCGGTAAATCTCCAGAAAAATAAGTTCCTGAACCAACTGTTCCACCTGTATTACCTTTTGGACCCATTTCACCCTTAATTCCAACCCCAATATCACCTTTATCACCCTTTAACCCGTTAGTTCCGGGATCACCTTTGTCACCTTTTGGACCTGATGAACCAGTACCACTATTCAAATCAGCTGAACCAAACATTAAATGAGGCGGATTAAAAGCATTATTACTCCATAAAGTATTGGATGCTGATGTTGGATTGGTGGGTAAATTTGTGAGAGAATGTGATTTAGAATTAATATTATATGTATTTGGTTGCAATAATATTGATACAGACATAATTATATTATCAAGATGATATAATTATTTCTCATAACTAACCAGGAGGAATAAAATATTGTCCTGTTATGTAAATTAAGACTGTTATTGATGTTGATGCTTGTATTTTCATACTTAACACAATCTCTGGTGTAGCTGCTGTAGCTGTTACAATACCATATTGTACAACACCTGTAGATGCACCTGTTATTGAAGCTGTTCCAATCACATTATTACCATTAAAATCACCACTAGCAACTGGAATAGAAAAATATATTATTCCTTGTGCCATATTAGCAGGAATTGTTGCGTTTGTACAAATACTAAATGTTACAATATTACCTATTCTCGAATAAATAGATGTTGTTGGTGAAACACTTGTAAATATTTGTGTGAATGAAACTGTTGGTGTCCAAATTCCTGATGATAATACTACTGCTGAACCTACATCACCTTTTAATCCCTTATCACCCAAATTACCTTTTAATCCATTTGTACCAGTATCTCCTTTTAAACCTTTATCTCCACTTCCTGTTTCCCCTTTTAAACCATTTATACCTGCATCACCTTTTAATCCTTTATCTCCACTCCCAGGATCTCCCTTTAATCCATTTGATCCAATATCTCCTTTGAGACCATCTAAACCTGCATCACCTTTTAATCCTTTATCGCCACTTCCAGGATCTCCTTTTAATCCATTTGATCCAATATCTCCTTTTAATCCATTTGATCCAATATCTCCTTTTAATCCATTTGTTCCAGCTTCTCCTTTATCACCCTTTTCCCCTTTGTCTCCACCACCACCACCGCCGTTGGATAAATCTGTGGAACCAAACATTAAATGAGGTGGATTATGAGCATTATTACTCCATATTGTATTACTCAAATTAGTGGGATTTGATGGTAAATTATTAAGAGTATGTGATTTAGAATTAATATTGTATGTATTAGGTGAAAATAATGTGGATAACGACATATATTAATATTATATTATTAAATATGATATTAATTATTCTATTTACTTCTTACTTTTGCATTTTTAATACTTTAAGTATTATTTTTTACCCTTATGATTTTTTCTACTCTGAACAGGTTTTTGCTTAGGTTGTTCCTCTTCTTCTTCATCACTTTCTTGTTCAGTCATAATTTTCAATCGGTGTTTTTGGTTCTCTAATTCTTGTCGGTATGCTTTAAATTCTCTATTCATTCTTGATTTAATTTTACTTGTTCGATGTGCTCTGAATTCTCTAAGTTTTTTCTCATCATTAATATCTTCAATCAAATCATCTAATTGTTCTGTTGTCATATTGTCAAATAAATTATATAACGCATCCATATCAAATGGTTTTTCTACTCGTGGCATACCTCCACTATTGATCACTATCTCATTATTTTCATTATTGAATGGTGTGTAATTCATTATTATATTATATATACATATATTTTTATCCTATTTTGACACATAATAGATACTTAATCTATCCATAAATCATAATATCACGAAGTTTTTTATTCATTTTTTGATAGACTTGACATACTTCTGTTTTTCTATGTTTAGGTCTATTGGATCTTGTGTATGTTTTTCCACAAAATTCACAAATCAATACATCATTTGGATGTGCTTTAACTTTTTCTTCACCATATGTTCTCCCATTGTACGAATCTTTGTACACATTTTGACCATTTTTTTTCCCAATTGGACCTGGTCTTTGATTGAATCTTAATACACAAGTTGGTTGTCCAGCATCCTCATTACGAATAACTTTATTTTTATATACTGCTTTTGGTACTGGTGTTTGTATATATTTCAATTCTTTTCTATTCATTCGAGTTAATTCTTTTTCTTCTGCGAAATCATATGGTATATCTCTTTTTAGCATTTAATATTACCTATAATATTTTTTTACTAGTTACTGACGGAATAGAATTAGTATTAGAATTACTCTCAAATAATAAATATATACATAGGAATTTAATTTATCAACTTTTTATATAAAATAAATGTTATCCTACATAAAATATGATAAATTTAGCAAGCCTTTTGCCAAAATCAGTGGAGGGAAATACAAGGGAAAAATGGCATATGTGAATGAAGAAAATGATAAAGGACGTAATGAATTAAAGCTACCCGAGGGTAAATTTGTACCATATCCTAATCCTTTAACTAGAGAAGTAGTTTATGTAGCCGGACAAAGTGGTAGTGGTAAATCTACCTACGCAGCACAATATATCTACAACTACAAGAAATTATTTCCAGCTAACAAGGTGTTTGTGTTTTCAAGGTTAGAAATGGATCAAATATTAGCATCACTTGGATGTATTCAAATACCTATTGATGAAGAACTATCAGAAATGGACGCAATTAGGGATATAAAGAATGCATTATGTTTGTTTGACGATATTGATACAATCAAAGACAAGAATCTAAAGAATTGTGTTTATGATATTCAAAATGATATTCTTGAAACTGGACGTCATAAAAATATATATATTCTTGTCACATCCCATTTGATTAATGGTAATGATAAAAAAAATTCTAGAACTATCCTCAATGAAGCCCATAAAGTGACATTCTTTCCAAAGAGTGGTTCGTATGCCATAAATTATTTCCTCAAAAACTACATTGGAATACCTAAAAAAGACATAGATGAGATCTTAAAGATAAAATCAAGGTGGATCACTATCAATAAAGGTTATCCTTTGTACATATTTTATGAAACGGGGGCAAAAACTATATAAATTTTATCTTATTATTTACCCCCAACAATCTTGGGGTCGAACAATCTTCGGGTATTTAATTGTCTAAAAAAAGGAATTTCGCGCCATTTAACTGATAAACAATCATAATTGATGATATTTTTACTATTTACTTTGATGAAATTTCCACTAATAGTAGTAAAAATTTATATTGGACAGAAATCTAGCCAACCCTTTTCTTCTTGGTAGGTTTCTTTTTGGATTTCTTCTTGGCCTTTTCTATCTCTTTCTCAGCCTTTTCTGCTTCATTCTCTAGCTTGGTAACAATTTTCTTTTGAGCAAGCATTTTCTTAACTAGTTTGTCTTTTTTAACCAATAATGCCTTTAATTTTACCTGTGATGCTTTGATCAATGATTTTTTCATAGTATCATCATCGACAATTAATTTAAGGTTTTTATATTGTTTAATCAATATTTTAGCATCATCCTGTAATTTCTTATATTTGAGTATTTCTTTGGTCAAATCGAGTTTCTTTTTACCAGCATTCTCCAATAATTTTGGATCAACACTATATCTACCATACATCCTGACTTGATTTGCCTTAAGACACTGCTCTGGAGTACCAGCTTTTTTACCTTTCGGTATCTTTCCTATACCACAATACATTTTTAAGATATAATTAGATCATAAAAATGTATAAAGATTACATATTCATTAATTCTTCCAAAATTCTTTGATCATTATTGGACATTTTGGGTGATCGTTTAGTTCTTTTGGATCCTCCTTTCAAAGATTTCTTGACAGGTTTTTTCTTAGTAATTTTCTTGGTTTTACTACCAGAACTCTTTTTCTTGGTTGTTTTACCAGATTTCTTTTTCAAAGCTTCATATTGTTTCTTGGCTTTGGGACTTTGCATAGCTTCACCATATTTCATACCATGTTCTTTAGCAAATTTCTGTAAAAATGCTACCCATGGTGATTTCTTAGCACCAGCTTTTGTACCAATACCACCTTTCTTAACCCTACGTTTGACCGTTCTACCACCTGATAATACACCTGCTAAAACACCTCCTACTTCAGTGCCACAATTGGGACAAAAACATCCTCCTCTTGGAGCAGTTCCAGATAATAATACTTTCTTAGACATAATAATATTATATGATATTATTAATAATCACGCATTTACATAATTATGATCATAATTATTGTTGGATGATTATTTGTCTAAAAATGTCTAAAATGTCTAAAATGTCGGCGTGAAAAATGAAAAGCTTAATAATTTAGA